CTTGGTGCATCTGTAATATCAGCAGATGCTGCAATTTTACCGACAGGTCAAGCAGTTAACACGGCTCTCGGCACAGTTACAGTTATTCCTTCTGTTAATGTAGAAGTAACAGGTCAGAGCATGACTTTAACGTTAGGAGATTCAGGTGTATATGCATGGAAGGTTGTCGATGACTCAGCCACAAATACTTGGACAATCGTTGATGATTCTGCTACAAATACATGGCGAGATGCAGCGTAGGTAAATTATGTCAACATATTCAAATAGACTACAAATTGAGTTAATTGGGATAGGAGATCAAGCAAATGCTTGGGGTACTACTACAAATAACAATTTTTCACAATCCTTAGAACAGTCAATTGCTGGTGTATATACAAAGAATATATCATCTGGAACTACGACAGTTTTAACAGCTACTGATGGTCCACAAACTCAAGCTGATAATGAAAATAGACAAGCTGCTATAATATTTACCAATGCGGCAGCCAATCATATTGTACAATTTACAGCAAAAGAAAAATTATATTTTTTACGAAATGCGGCTACAACCTACACGGTTACAGCTAGACTAGGTGCTTCAGGTAATACTTATGTTATTAATCCTGAAACAAGTGTTTTTTTAGCTACTGATGGTACTAATTGGTATGAACTCCAAACATCTGGTGGTACATGGGTTACTAAAACAACTACATATACAGCTTTAAGTGGAGATAAAATCTTTGCTAATACAACTGGTGGAGCATTTACAATTACTTTACCAGCAGCTCCTGCTACAGGAGATGAGGTGAGAATTGTAGATTTAGCGAGTACATTTGATACAAACAATTTAACAATCGGAAGAAACAGTTTAAAGATTAATGGAGCTACAGCAGATTTAACTGTAGCAACCGAAGATGCAGCTTTTAGTTTAGTATACTCAGGAGCAACTTACGGTTGGAAACTAACGGAGAAATAATATGGCAACTTATGAATCTATCAAATATAAATTTTCAGGAACTGCTGTAACAGGTGTTTTGCAAGAAGCAGATAACCTTAGTGATGTTGCTGCTGCAAGCACTTCTAGAACAAATCTAGGTGTTGCAATAGGTAGTGACGTACAAGCTTTTATTTCTGCTACCGCAGGAACAAATGCTAATGGCGCAAGAACAGTAAGTACATCCTCACCAAGTGGTGGATCTGATGGAGATATTTGGTACAAATATACATAATGCATTATGCCGATTTATGTTAAAGATGGCGGTACTTGGCGGGAGATAAGCTCTGACGCTGGAACTCAACTTTACGTTCGAGACAGTACATCCTTTACTAACAAAACAATAACTAATGCTTATGTAAAAGATGGTGGTTCATGGCGAACTACTTTTACTTTATTTGATACTACAGGTTATCAAACTACAACTGGTTCTGTAGCTGTTCCAGCAAATGCCAATGCTATTCATGTACAGTACGCTGTTGGAGGTGGATCTGGTGGTGTTAAAGGTGCTGAATATGATAAAGCTGGCGGAGAGTCAGCAGGAGCAGGTGGAGCTTCTGGTGGTTACATATCTGATAAAGTCTTTACTGTTACAGGAGGTGAAACTCTTACAATAACTGCTGGTACAGCAGGCGCTGCTTCAACGGGTTCGGCTTATAATACAACTGCTGGTAGTGGATCAGCAACTTCTATTACAGGTTCAAGTTCGGGTTCTCTTTTTTCTTTGGCTGGTGGTACCGGTGGATCGGGAACCGGAGGAGGAGTTCAAGGACCTCTTCGTTCAAATAATGCAAGTGTTGGAGGAGCAGCAACAATTTCAGGAACAGTTTTAACTACAGGCACTACTGTTGATGGTCTTAACATAACCACATTTACTTCTGGACCTGTTGGAACTTTTAATTCTAATGGATCAGGAACTGCAGGAACAAATCCCGATAACTGTAGTGGAGATAACTGTCAAATCGCTGGTGGTACAGGTGGATCTTCTTATGCTGGTCCAGGTGCTGTATCAGGTGGAACAGGTGCCCCTGCTGGTGGATCTGGTTCTGCTGGGACAAGAGGATCTGGTGGAGGCGGAGGTGGTGCACAACCACAAAGTAATGGTTCGGATGGTGGTGCTGGTGAACTTAATTATAGATTTATGAGGATTGCGTAATGCCACTTACTAAAATAGCATTCGCCCCTGGTATTGATAAACAAGATACAGAATACGGTGCAGCTGGTCGTTGGACTGATTCTGATTTTGTACGTTTTCGTTATGGTCTTCCAGAAAAAATTGGTGGATGGGTAAAATTAATTAATAATACTTTAGTAGGCGTAGCAAGAGATATGCACGCATGGACAGATTTAGATGGTGTTAGGTACACGGCTATCGGAACAGATAGAAAATTATATATTTATTCAGAAGGTGTAGCTTACGATATAACACCTATAAGAGCAACAGGCTCTATTACAGGTTTTGAAACATTTTCTAGTACAAGTGTTACAGTAACTGATCCAAGTCATAACGCAGAGGTAGGTGATTTTGTTACAATATCTTCTACTTCAGGAGCAGTAAATGGAATACCTGCAGCTACTATGGATGCAGAATATGAAATATTAACAGTTCCTTCTGCTAATACTTACACAATTACTACAGCAACCGCTGCTACAAGCACAGGAACATCAAGTGAAACAGCCACAGCTACTTATCAACTTTCTGTTGGTACAGCCGTATCACAGTATGGTTATGGATGGGGTACATATCAGTGGGGTAAAGAAGCATGGGGCACGGCTCGTTCTACATCTAATGTTACTATTGATGGACGTAATTGGTCTTTTGATAATTTTGGTGAGGATTTATTAGCAACAGTAAATAATGGAAATACTTTTAGGTGGGATACATCTACGGGAACAGGAACAAGAGCAGCGGTTATTTCTAATGCTCCAACAGTATCTAGTTTTAATCTTGTATCAATGCCTGACAGACATGTATTTTTATTTGGAACAGAAACTACAATTGGTTCAAGCACTACACAAGATGATTTATTTTTACGTTTTGCTTCTCAAGAGGATTACAATACCTGGGTACCAACAGCCACAAACACAGCAGGTTCATTTAGAATACAAGATGGATCAAAGATTGTAACAGCTGTTAGATCTCGTAATGCTGTTCTCGTTTGGACAGATACATCATTAAATGCTTTACAATTTGTTGGTGCACCTTTTACTTTTAACTTAACACAAATTGGTGCAAACTGTGGAGCAGTATCTTTACACTCAGCAGTAGATGTAAACGGTACAGCTTTTTGGATGTCACAAAATTCTTTTTATAAATTTGATGGTGCTATTTCTAAAATGCCTTGTAGTGTGCAAGATTATGTATTTGAAGATTTTAGTATTACAAATCAGCCAGAAACTTTTGCAGCTGTTAATTCTGAATTTAATGAAGTTACTTGGTTTTATACATCTAATAGTTCTACACAAATAGATCGCTATGTTACTTATAACTATTTAGAAGATTGTTGGTCGACTGGTAGTTTAGCAAGAACAACATGGATAGATTATGGAGTGTATCAAAAACCATATGCAACAGAATATTCTACTACAGCAATTGCTACTAATGATACTATAAATGGATTAACTGCAGGAGCGACTACATTGTTTCAACACGAAACAGGAGATGATAATGTAACGACGGCAATAGATGCTTTTATAGAATCAGGTGATTTTGATATTGCTGATGGCCAACCATTTTTACATATAGGAAGAGGTATACCTAACTTTAAAGATTTAACAGGAACTGTAGATATAACGCTTAGATTTAAAACATATCCTAGTTCTACTACTCCTACTACCGTGACAAGAACAATAACTCCTACTACAGAAAAATTTGATTTAAGAGGTAGAGGAAGACAAGCAAACATACGTATTGACAGTGATGCTGTAGGTGATAAATGGCGATATGGAACTTTACGTTTGGATGTACAACCAGATGGAGGCAGATAATGGCTAAAATTACAACAACAAGATTTCCTCAAGCAACTCCTGAATATCAACCAACTGTAATTGATATATTGACAAGGTTACTTGAGCAAATAGTACAACAATTAAATTTTGGTTATCAACAAGATTTAAAAGATGAATCTACAGCAAGGACGTGGTTTCTTGGCTGATGCATTTAAAAGTTCTACCTTAACAGGCACAGGAATTGTGTATACAGTTCCCACTGCGGATCAAAATTCGCAACCTCCTGTATTACCTACAACTACCATAGTAAAAAGTTTTTACTTGTCTAATCAATCAGGTGGGGCAG